ATTTTTGTCCTGATATTAATACACTATCTTTAGTAGAATTTAATAAAATTCTTTCTGAATTGAGAATTATTTGGGCTTCCTTATATGAATTGGGGTATATAGGGGATTCTTTTAACCCAGTATAATTAGTAGAAGCCGCCTTGATAGGGATAAGTTGATTCGATGTTAAATAAATTGATGAAAGATCTTTATTTATATCTTCAATTTGTGGAATCCACCCTTCATCCCCCGAATCTAAAGGTTGTCCATTACGCAATATAGTAATGGGGTTACCTTCTTCTCCATTTTCGGACCAATTATTTTTATACAACCCATTTGATCTAGTAGTTGAACCTAATCTTATGCTATTACTAAATCTTCCTTCAAATATGTTATCACCTACAAAAGGTAAAACGGGACGAATATCAGATTGTTCATTAAAAGTCCCACCTGTAGGGTTATCTCCTTGTAAATCTATTTCTGTAGACTCATCTTCTACTCTCCTAACAGATCCTCCTTCTATAGATTGATAATCTCTACGTTGTTCTGGGTCTTTTTTATTATCAAAAACATTTGGGTATGCATTATGATGAGGGTGATTCCAAAGGGATATAGCATTTAAATAATAATATACTTGAGAGGAACTTTGTTTACCTATCTCAGTATCTGGGAGGTGTAAAAGTAAAACTATTTCATTTACTAATGGGTAATTTTTAAATTGTGGAAAAAATGGTTTAGCAACTGGGGTAAAACTATTTTTAAAAGATGGGGTAGCTATTGGTTCAAAATTAATAGTCCCTATTCCATTCCACCCCCCATATTTTTGAAATTTTTCTTGATTGGTTTCATCTAAAACAATATCCGTTACTCTAGCGGGTATCATTTGTAGTTGCAATTTTTCAATTGAATCAACTAAATTTGATATATCACTACTAGAATTTAAGGATTGGCCTAAATATGCAATTCCAGTTTTAAGAGCCATTTTCTTCCTTAAAATTAGTGTTTAGTTTATCTAATTCCTCTATTAATTGTTGTTTTTCCTCCTCACTAATTCCCAATGCTTCTTCGCCACTAGTATTGTTTAGTGCACGTTGCACTATAGTAGCCATTTTAATTAATTGTTCATCGTTTTTGACACCAATTTCTAAATAATCTTTGATGAGAGGAACAATTAAAGTTGCATCACCTATATCTTTTACAAGAGGTTTTAATTCAGAAATCAATCCCGAAATTTGGTTTTCTTTCTTTTTTTGGTTATCATAAATTTCCCCTAAAATATCCGAAAACTTCTTTTTTCCAAATACAATGTTATCCAGTGCCATGATGTTTTTGATCATAAATATGGATATAGTTAAGGGTTAGAATCGAGTGTAACCATTTTCAAGGTAAAATATATAATTACTCTTAAAAATTTCATGTAACTGGTTAGCTATTTTAGTAATCTTTGGTGTTTTTACATCTACCATTTCACGAATATAGATATATAATGCTTTTTTATTAAAAACATCTAAATCTTCACGTTTACGAAATAATTCCAATATCGCATCCGCTATTTGAGCATCATTTTTTTTAGGAAATAGGTCAAATATATTTTTAGTAGTATGGGCTACAAATAAATCAATGTATTTATCTAAATCACTTTTTATAGCATCATCACCCATATTGTAAGTATAATTTGATCCTTCTTTAGAAAGTTCACTTACATCTGTTTTTTTAATTTTTTTATTATAGTTTTTAGTATTATATAATATAAGCCAACGTTTAACTATGGTACCAAAATATGAATATGCTTTAGCTCCCCTAGTAGGATCAAATAAATGTATTTTTGATAATAAAAATGTAATTATTTCATGTTGTAGATGCTCCAAATTTTCTACCTCAGTATGGTAGAATTTAAAAGTATGTATAATATTTTGTGTGAGTTTGAAAAAAGGATAATGAATTTCTTGTTGATATAGCGTACTACGAATATCAAAATTAGGTTCATTATTATAACGTACTATGGCGTTTTCTGTATCTTGAGTGAAGTAGTTTTTACTCTTCTTCCTCCTTTTTCGAGGTTGTGGTTCCATGTATTTTTAACTGGCTTTAAATCGAGATAGTGCATTTTGCAACTTTTTTATTTCATTAAAAAACCAACCAATTTCATCATCTGAACTAAAACTACCCCTAGTGTCTAGTTCTTGAAGTTTCTTATCTGCGTCTTCAATTGATGATTGAAAATTATTAATAAACTCTCGTTGGGATATAATTATATCCTCTGTTTTTTCGTTTTTGATTAAAAGGTTTATGGTCGTATATCCGAAAATTACGACCACTACACCAAGAATGTATATTATTATTTCTAATGTCATTATAAACTATCTAACATATTTTTAAGACCTTCACTTTTAACTGTATTTAAAGCCTTAGATTTTATGTTAGATTTAGGTTTTGACGATAATATAAAATTTTTCTTTTGGTTATCCACGTTATTTTCTCCTCTTAGTTTAGGTAGCCATTCTTGTTCAAATTCTATACGAGCAGCCATCAAATCAGCCTGGTGGAGAATATAAGGTAATGAAGTACGTGGTTTTTGTTCAGGCATAAAAGCATGAAGATATTTTTTATTAGATTCATCATATAACCCATCATGTGTCTTAATTGCCAACATTTCATTAAATGAATAAGATATATCATGTGCCTGGAGGAGATATAGACCTCTATCAGGTACGGAAGCAAAGGGTACTTTAGTATTAAACATATAATTTTCCCCTAATTTATCCTTTCTCCATTGATCAGTTTGAGGTATATAAGAGGCATTTTCTTCATCTCCCATTTTACCTAAATCATGATTAATAGCAGAAAATACTAATTCTTCAATAGTAAAAGTACTAGTATCAACACCTTCTTCTTTCCATAATTCATATTGTTTAAGAGAACACCTAACTACTCTGTTTACGTGATCTACATAACCCCCAGGAAAGGCACTATGATATTCTTTTTTATGAGCAGCGGGCATCATTACGATACGCTCCTCATATTTTTTATAAAATTCTAATAATTTTTCTTTTCTATTAGATGAAATATGCGTTTCTATATTGTCAAGAAATATCTCCCAATTTGATTGGATTTTTTCGGCTGTCAAACTCATATATTAGTATTTATTGATTTCGTTTGATGCCATAGGCTCCGCCTCAACCATACTTCTAAGTTCTTCAACAATACCCCCAGCTTTAACAATATTAGCTCTATAGGATTCAATAGGGGCTTGTGTATTAACAATACCTTGGAGTGTTGTTAATGTTGCCTCTAAATTATCTAGTTTTCGATTAATTAAATTTCTATTTCTCATAACATTTTATTTAAATTTCTATCCCCCGGGTTATAACCTTTGTTTCCTATCCCTTTTATCAAAGCCCGTGATATGAATGTACGAGGGATAAATCGTAATGGCACGTTATTTTTTAAATCTTATTAGTAATTTTATAAATTTTGTGAAGATGAGCACATTTTTCATATTCTTCTCGTTCTTCAAAAAAGCTTATTATTAATTTGAGTGTTTCTAATAAAACAGGTACATTTTGTTTGGTGAGAGCATAAAGATGGCTACTTTTATCTATATCTATATCTTTAATATAATACCAAGCTCTATTAAACACGGTAAATTCCGAAGATTTTTTAGTCTCATTCTCATCAAAACTACCATCTACTTTTTTAAAAAATGACTTTATTTTTTTATTAAACACAATATTATTGTTTATTAATTTTACAAACATCCCAATTTTACCTTCGGGTGTTGTCATAAAGTCAATATATATTTCCTGAGCTGGGGTGCTGTTTTTACCATCATCAAACAACCCAAATATTTTGTTTATGTTAGGCACTACCTTGTGTTTTTAATTGTTGATATGCTATAAAACCAGCATCACATAATGGGATATCCTCTGTTTCTTTTATTGAAGAACTTAATTTAGCCCATTCTCTAAAAAAACCATTTTTATGGGCTTTAAGACCTGTTTCTTCATAAAACTTAGCATCAAATTGTTCCATTTCCATTATAAATATTAGTCTAACTCCTCTACTTTCATTTCTATTTCCTTAATTTTCGATTGGATATTATTATAACTTGTAACAATATCTATTCTATCCTCATTATCAGGATGATATACCCATAAATCTTCGGACATACGACTTAATATAATAAGATCGTTAATTAAACCTTCTTTTACGTTTTCTTTTGTTTGTTTTTTCATTAGTCTACAATTATTTTTAGTTCATGTTCCGTTATTTCACTCCAACCTTTATCTGTATTAAATGTTGCCTTAACATAAACAGATAAGGTATCACCTTTCATTCGATTATCCAAATAAAACTGTTGCCTGGGTTTATAAGTATATTTACTATAAGTGGCAAATAATCTATCTGAATAGGGGCAATCAAAACAAGTATTTTTAGTGATTTGATAACCCGCTATATTTAAAGGTTCCATTAATTTAGCTATATCGTTTATATCATAAGTTATGTTACCAACAGGTATTTGAGTACCAGTTTGAGTTTGTAATCCAAAAGGAGAATATACAGGTATAGTAAAGGATAAATCATTAAATGCAACCCAATAATTACTATCATAAGCAACTTCAACTAGTGGTACATCATTAACAATATATTCCTCATATAATTCATCCAATTTACCTGCTACAGTAAAATATTTTGGACCCCAATATTCTACGTGCCAATACCCATTAACATCTTGATATGATTTAGGTGAATCAACATAAAATACAGAATGACACTTTCCATCTTTACATGGATAAAAATCAATATCATCCTGTTTATCACAGGCAATTAGAAATACAAATGGTATTAAAAATAATTTTTTAAACATAACCTTTATTTATAGTATAAATGTACGAAAGGCTCCCTGGGGAGCCAAACGTACTATATAGTAATTTATGCAACATATGTTAAAGCTGTTTCATACATATCAGCATTAACTTTCATATCCTGTCTAAAATTCTTAATGGGTCGAGCAAATCTTCTCTTACCATTTCTAGTTATATATTTGAAATTACCTTCAACTATATTTTCTTGAACTCTATTAAATACTTCCCACAATCCATTTCCTGAATCTTGGGATCTTTGAGTTTCTAAAACTTGATTAATGGCTTGTTTATCAAATGTATTATTAGATCCACCAACTCTAGTGTCAAGTAATTTTTTAGCAAAGTCAAGTGTTTGTTCTTCACTTAATTGGACTTGTTTCATCTTATTCATTGATTCAACAGTTAAATCAAGATTTGAAATTACATTTTTAATTACACCTTGAAGTGTTTCAAAATCATAACCCATATGACGGATTCTAAACTTCTCAAATTGCTTAGTAGAAATAACTAAACCATTTTCACAAATCATTCTAAACAATCCAGCTTGAAATGAAAAACAACTTTTCCCATCATGTGAATTAGTCATTAATATTTGTGGGTAAA